AGCAAGGCCGATTAACTCACCTACATCATCTGCCAATGTGGGTCCGACGCTCTCCTGGAAGAAACGGTCGAGCTTGGTGGTGTCGAAATAGAGCCCGTCACTAAGCGAGGCGAGGTAGGAGGTGAGTTGCGCCTCACCCCAGGCCCCCACGCCCTCACTTACGGGGATGCCCCCTAGACCTAAACCTAGACTTAAATTCATCGGCATTAGATAATACCGACTAAATTGGTCGCCGTAGTATTGGTTGAGTTAACTCGAATAGCCCGAATAGGGAGAATAGTGCCAGCTAGAACACCTGTGAAAGTAACGGCATTACCAGCTTTGGTAACAACTACGATATTCCCGGCACCACCAATATAAATGGCTCGGCAATTCTCGTTGAAATTTGTAGAGTCGTGAGGTGTGATTGCGAAAGCATCAGTACCCGGAGCATCTAGGACTAAACCAGTATCTCCAAAACGATCACCCATAGATTATACTCCTTGAGAGAAGAAAGAAGGAGAGCCCCGTTAGGAGCCCTCCATTTAGTAGTTAGTTAGAAGCAGCAGGACGACGGACGTAACCACGAATGGTCACTCGGATACGGCCAGCCGTAAAGGCAGCAGTATCGTAGTCAGCTACTAGGTAACCAGCATAAGAAGTAGCAGTACCAATAAGGGCACCAACACCAGTCACGCCAACTCGATAAGTTTTAGTCTCACCAGCAGTGTCCCAATCAGTACGAGGGGCAGCTACCAGAAGACCATCTACGTCAATTTCGGTAGAAGCATCAGTGATGCGGACTAGACCGAGATTGAGTGTAGCGTTAGTACCAGTAGAAGCTACTTCGTTGGTTACTTCGATTTCTTCAAAGAAGAAGTCTTTAGGAATAACCACACCCGGATAAGAATCCGAGAGTAGAGCACTTGAGGAACCAAGACCAGTAAGATCAATTACCTGCTCAATTTCCTGATAAGAACCAAATGAATTTAGTTCACCACCGCGAACAACTTCTGCTTCGGTAGTACCGATCTTAACGTAAAGACCGTCGCTATTTCGCCATAGACCCATGTTATTATACTCCTATTAGGACACTGCGTCAGTGTCAGTGATAATGGTAACAAGAGCTTCTGGACGATAGAGACCAAAGCCATAGCGGCAGGTAGTCACATACTCTTCACGCTGGAAGTCCTTATTGTACTCACTATCAATGTGGGGCTGTTCACGCACTAGACCGACGAATGGAAGAGCATCGCCAGTTGCTGAGAAGAACAAGTTGGCCTTACCGGCAGCAGCCGTACGGGAGCCACCCGGACCAGTGATAGTTTCGTTGTAGCTAGGAAGATTCAGCGAGACGTAAACGTCAAACCCGAAGATCGAGAAGGCGAAGCGAGAACCAGTAACTAGGTCCTCTTTCATTACTCGTTCCCAAGTGGGGTTAGCGTCATAAACACCTAGACCAAGAGTCTTGATGGAATACTCGACTGAGGGGTCTACAATTGCCACGAGGTTAGTCATGGGAACGGCAGCCATCTCAAGTGAGTACTTAGCAAGAGCAAAGTCCTTGAGCGCAATAGTCTCACTAGTACCGGAACCAACAAAGCGGTGGGCTGCACCGTTAATGTTGTTCGGGTTGGAAGCAGTCTGGTTGGCAGGACCAACCTTGAGCATATCTACTTCCATCTGCTTAGCTAGGGCACGGTACATGTTTGGAACAAACTTCGAAACAAGCTTCTCTGCGTAGAAAGAATCCTGCTTGAACTTGTTAGTGATGTACAGAGCTGAGCCCTTGTAGTTGCTGATGGTGAACTGATAGTTACCAGTATCGAATGCAGTGTAAGTCACTGGACGATTCTCAGCGTAGTCGAACACTTCGGCCTGACCGATAGATGGAATATTGATTAGATCGCCGTCAGGGAAATCCTCAATCATATCCACCCACTTCATACCGATGAGGTCTTCTAGGAACATTTCCTTTAGCTTCGAAGACCAAAGCTGTGACCGAATTAGATGGTCAGTAGTGGTGGTTGCAAAAGATGACATATCTCTTCTCCAATATTATTTAATTGAAGAAAGCTGCTCCTAAAGCTAGTGCATCACGCATTTCCTGCGCTTGGACTTCTTTAGATTCATACAGCTTTCGGTTAGTTGACTTGAGATTGTCATAGTACTTCTTGTCTCGAACCTTCGAATTACCACCCGGTAGATTAACTGTCGAAGTTGGGACAGTAGAACCTGACGGAGCTTGTGGCTTCTGGTCAATACCAGTCATTCGGAAGAAAGCCTGTGGAGAACTTTTAGCTAGGTCCTGTAGAGTCAGGAGTGAAACCCCTAGACTGGACGCGACCTTCTGTAGTTCTACGCTGGCATTTTCACCCCAGACTTCCCGTAACTTAGCGTTAACGGAACTCTTGTTAGCTTCTTCAGCTCGGACTCGATTTACTCGGTCAATCTCTTCTTGTACCAGCTTGGCAATATCTACCTGCTGGTTTGGAGCAGTCTGAGACGTATCTTCCCTGTTCTCATTGGTATTTTGAGGAGGGTCGTTCTTCTCTGAACGGATGGCTTCTAAGAGGTCCTTGACAGCCATACCCTGACTAGCTTGTTTACGGAGTTCAGCAGCTTCGGCTTCAAGCCGGGCAATGTGCTTATCACTCTCGTATTTACCTCGGGCCAGACCTTCTAGGTCCAGTTCGCCATTATTACTAAACTTCTTTTTGGCTTCTTCGAGGTAGTTAACCTGTTCGTTGGTCTTGAACGGGTCGAATTCATTCGTATCGGTCATACGATTTTTAATCCTTTGTTATTAACTTTTTGATGTTTCGGATAGTCCTGATGGCTCCGGCTCGGTCTGCCTTCAAATACTGCCAGTTTGGATTCTCGTACTCTTTTATACTATTATCTGCATCTAGCAGACTCTTCTCTTCATCCTCTAGAATCTCACTCAACTTATCAAAGATACGAGTGTTGAAGTCTAGAAGTTGAAGAAACTCTTTTCTTTCCTTTTCAGAAAAGCCTTTAACCCACCTACTGTCCAGTGCCAATTGGGGCTCCTGAGTAGTCATCGGGGGTTAGACCAGAGGGCGTGTCCACTGCTTGCATCACACCTTCCTGAGCAGCATTGTTAAGCTGTTGGGCTTCGGCTGTCTCAGAGATACGGATGTAAGGTGTAACTAGTTCCCACTCAGCGATGTCTAGTTCATCTTCCATCATCTCAGCGATCTTGAGACCAGAGAAGTGAACGTTAACTGCTGGGTCTTGATACAGACCAGAAGAAACAAAATTAGTTAGGTTCTGGATGCGCTCAGCTCTCTCGGCGAAGTGACGTGCAGCGACGGGTTTAAGACGACCATTTGCACTAAGGTCACTCTGTCGAATCTCATCGAAAGAGACTGTGTTGAAAGGACTATTGATTGTTCGGATGGTCGTAGGGGTTAGATATTGCTTAGCGTAGATTAACATACCATTTAGGATGGGTTCTACGATGGCTTCCTCAAACTGACCAATCTTATTTTGGAAGATACGAGAAGCAGCATTCTCTAGTCGCTGAACTTCGTATGCAGTCTTCTCACCCGGAGTACGGAAACCCATTGCCTCCTTAGGAGAACCTGCCATCTCTTCCATTAGCTGTTCGTAACGTTGAATAGCTAGGTCGATCTGGATCATGTTAGTCTGTGGAGCCATCATCTCTACGTCTGAGCCTTCCGACCCGTCTACGTAGATTTTCTCCATTGGACCCCATTCAAAGTCAGAGACGATGCCCTTGATCTTGATTGGAGGGAAGGTCGTTAGATCGTACAGGTCAGCCTTCATGTTCTCAATGTGGTCTAGCCGATACTGCATACCAACGAGATTATCGAGAGGACCCATAGCCCAAAGGTTGTCTTGCCGAATGCGCCACCCTGCGTGCCAGATAGGCATCTCTGCCATTGGGTACGGATGTGGTTGATCGTAGATAACCTTGGAGCGATCCATCACTACAATCATTCGACGCGGGTAGAGTTTATTCTCTTCCTGATCGTATAGATCACCGTAGAAAGTCAGAAGCTCTACGTAGTTACTTGAGAGGTACTGGTAGTAACTACCGAAGCCATCCACCATATACTGAGTAGAAATCTCACTGTAGTCTGACGGGCCATTCTGTTTGACTAGGGAGCGATGCTGCATACATTGATCGAAGACTGCCTGAGCAATAACCTTCTCGTCTTCCGTCTTAGTCATCTTGTCTAGGAAGAGACGAGCTTCTCCGATTGACATGATGGATCGAATGATCTTAGGGGAATCAGTAAAGCTAGTACTAGTTGGATTGAAAACAATGTCTAGTGGAGAGATTCGCTTTGGGCGGGCTCCTGTGAAGCCGGGTTTGATACCCTGAACTGTCTCTACTGAGTTGTCTACCCATTCGACTGTGGCGAAACAATTACCGTAGTCAACATAATCTTGAACTAGCTTCTTAATCTCTTCTTTGAAGTAAGGCTGCTCTACGTTCCAGAGCATGTAGTTCTTGATCTTCTTTTGAGTCTCAGCATTAGCAGACTCTGAATCGTGGGCTTCCCAGTCTAGCCATTGCCTTTTGGGAAACATAGTTGCCTGATAGTTGGCAATTAGGTTATCTCGAATCTGACAGAGCTTGGGGATAGTCGTCTTGTTAGACCAAGGAAGCCTGGCGTTAGTAGTGGTAGTTGTATCAGTAGCGTAGATGTAACGCTGGAGTTCTTGAGTATTGTTCTTGAAAGGGGTTCGAAGGCTATCCCATTCCATCCAGAAATTGCTGATTTCGACAGCCTTGCGATCTGGATCAACAATGTCTAGAATGTCTAGGGTTTTACTTGTCACTTAGCCGTTCCCAAATAGTTCGTACCGCTTATCACGAGTATTTTTCCACTGCTTTAAAAGTTTTTTGTATTCTTCTGTACCAAAGGGCAAAGTCTTTAATTTTTGATATTGTTCGTTTGCCCTATCCTCTAAGTAGTCTGAGGTCATGTTTTCAGACATCCTCTTTTTATGCTGCTTAGTGCCTCGGCCACTCTCTAGAGCTTTTCGACGCTCTGAATCGACTTCATTTTTTTTCGACATTTGGTCTCTTTCTAGGTAGAGGTACTTTGTAGTTCTTAGAGGCCATCGACAGACTCTCTGCTAAGAAATCATAGACACCGGGGCTAGGTGAGTTTCGCCTGTCTATAATATTCTTTGACTTAGGACGACCCTTGGTCTTCATTACTCATACTTCATTTGTCGAACCATTCCATTACCCTTGTTCACCCAACGCTTTTTCTTCTTGCCACCGGGAGATGGGTTATTACCTTTTGGAATGGGGCTCTCTTTAATTCTTTCGACTTTCTTGCCACCCGGAGAAGGATTATTACCCTTAGGGATGGGGCTTTCCTTGACAGTCTGTGGGCGAGCTGAACGAGCCTTGGGTACAGGAGCTGCCTTCTTAGGAGCTGGCTTTGCCTTGGCCTTAGGTTTAGCTTTAGGTTTAGGTGCTTCTTTAGTTTCTGAAGCCTTCTTGGCCTTCTTACGTGTGTTAGAAGCAGGAGTCGGTTTAGTCTTCTTCTCTTTGATTTCCCACTCGTTAGTATCAGCATTGTACCGACGGTCACCCGGTTTTAGACCTTTTGTAGAAACCATTAATTTATTCCTTACTTCTTCTTTGAGCGATAGCGTTCGCGATACTTAGAGGCAGAAATACTAGAGCGCCTTTCAAGAGTGCCGATTATATTCTTGGCTCCGGCCTTACCACCGTCAGCAATCTTACCCTTTTTATCAGCCATATATTTTTTAGCGGCTTTACCGATAGCCTCGTGCTGACGGGACTCCCATGACTTTGAGTAAGAGCCAGGAGCGCCACCACCCCTACCTACTACTCGTTTTGAGAGGAGACCCTTCTTAATTCTTGCCATTAATTTATTCCTCCGAATCGAGCGTGTACGTACTGTTTAGCGTTAGCTCGGTTATTGTTGTAATACTCTAGGGTTGGGGGGATACAAATCTCAATTACTGAGGCTAAGCTATCCTTAACGTCATCGTGTGGGGGATTCTGAAGAACTAGTTCATTCTCTAGAATCTCACAGTTACCACCTACATAGTGGAACATCTGACGGTTCTCGTAACGGGGGGAAAGAGCAGCGTGGATACGATCTTCTTTCTTGGTCTGTGGCTTAGTCTCGTCAATGACCAAAGCCAGTCCCCACTTACGAATGTAGTTCTCTCGAAGGTCCTTGATTAGAACAGTAGCAGCACTAGTAGCCTCTGCCCTGATCTTTCGGAAGTGCCACTTCTTGTGCATCAACATAATGTTGTTGAAGTACTCAATGATACGGTCAGTCTTGAACCGAACGATGTCTAGGATGTAGTAGTTAGACGAGGCATCTACCCCTACTACGACGATACTGGTGAAGTCCGCTTTCTTCTCTAGGGAGAATGCAAAGTCAACAGCAGCAAACACATTAAGGCGACGATTGTTATAATAGACAATATTTCCCTCCGTCTTTAGAAGAGACTTCTCATAGTACTGGAAATATTCGATTGTTATAATAGACAATATTTCCCTCCGTCTTTAGAAGAGACTTCTCATAGTACTGGAAATATTCTCTACGAATAGACGCTGTTTCCGAATCGTTAGGATCGTTGTAGTACTGGGCTCTAAACTGAGTCTTATCGAGGTACTTGGCTCGCTTAGTCGCTAGAATACGGGAATCAAACCCGAACCACTTACCGTCTGCTCTCTGTTGCTTAGGCCAGAGGAACTGCCCGGTGCCATCCCCAATGTCTTCTACTACTCGTTCGAAGATTTCATATAGAGGTTCGGCCTCTCCTTCAAGTAAGTTGCCATCCTCGTCGTACTGATCGACAAGAGTGGAAAGTAACGTACTATAAAGATCAACAGGATGATACCTAGTTCCAACTACCCATTCCTTTGCTTCACCACCTTCAATGGACGAAAGAAGAGAGTACTGTGTTTCTACCTTGGCTCGGCCCTCGTCTGTGTAAGCATTCTCCTGAACCACTACGTCGTCTAGAACAGCTATGTCACAGTGCATACCCGTTAGGCCGGTAGTGAGACCACCTGTGAAGATAGTGGGGTCTCGGATAGCCTCTGCCTTGCGTAGAGGGTGGTCTACGGAGATTTCTGAGTTAGTCCACTTCTCTCTCTTACCTTCGTCTTCGTTGACCATCTCTGGCCAGTACCGACGATAGATTTTATGAGTGAGAATGTCCTTGATGAACTTTAGCTGCTTCTCTGCAAGATTAGCTGTCGAACTGATGTAAAGGACTCGGAGAGTTGGGTTTCGAGTAATTTCCCAAGCAACTCGGTATGCAACCATTGCACTCTTGCCATGGTCTCGGGGGAGGAGAACAAGTTGATGGGGTTTGGCGTCGCTTCGGGTCCACCACTGAAGGAGTTCCCGATGGCAAGCTCCGAGTACTCTTTGGGGGTGGATAAGGTTAATGAAGAACTCAAGGTTGGACTCCGCTAACTGCTTAATCTGAAGAGATTTATCATCCACTGTTAGTTAGCCTTCGTCGTAAACTTACTCTCATTGTTGACGATGAGTCGTTCCCAATCACTGTTAATCTCTTCCTTGGTCTGGAAAATCTTATTGGCTTCCTTCTTGATGGCCTCTTTGGAAGGACGGCCTCTGTGATCTTCTCTTTCGAACCACTTGTTGTCCAGAAGGTACTTATTGATCTGTGCTGAGTTACGACCTTCTCCCTGAGCTTCCTTAAGAAGTCTATTGTACGCCTCGGCCTTGAGCTTTAGTTGGAGTTCCTCGTACATAAGATCATAGTGCTCTTTGAACCAATTGCACTCCTTGAGCATCTTCCAGTGCTTCCAGCCATCAAAGTACGTATTGGCGAAGATGTACTCAGTTGGATCAGCCATCTCAACATAGAGCCTATGGAGACTGGGAAGACCCTTATGGTCAGAAGTCTTAAGGGTGTACAGGTTAAGGTGTTTCTCGGAAGTAGAACTCTCTTCAAAGAAAAGAGGCTTAAGGTAGTATTGTCCCCACTCAGGGTTCTTGAACACCTTCGCCTTCGGCTCGGTAGACGCATCTAAAGATGCTTTAGACTCGGTATCCTCGGTCAAGATACTTTTACTCCTAATAATTAATTTGTATCGGCTACTCTCTACACTAGCAGTCCCTTGCTCGCGGTGCTCGCGGCGGGTGCTTCGCTGCTAGTTTGTACTTAGCAGACTAAAGAGTAACTAGGGCAACGAAAGATGTAGACGCTAACTAAGACATGCGAACTTGATTAACCACACATCAATCATATCTATCTTCCTTCGCTCACGGTGTTCGCTCAGTAAACGAAGAGTTTGTTTCTTGATGTATAAGTAATTATATCAATTTCTTCTTTTCTTGTCAATAGTAAAATTTACTGAATACTGTTGTTTTTCTCAAATAAAGTACTTTTCGTTGTTTTTTTGGAGAAATTCTCAAGGAGTGTCGCTTCGCTCATACTACCGTACCCCATCCCCCTGTCTACCCCCCTGACTTTATTCCTAGGCGTAGGATTAAATTCCTATGGTGTCATACTACCAGTAGGAACATTTACCTATGACAACGTGACCACGCCGTTAGTATACATACGTCCAGTACTAAATATGTCCTAAGTCCAGGACTAAATACCTGTTATGTAATAACATTACTCATACTAAAGTATTAGTTGACCCTGGTGTGGCCCTATGTTACAACCATAGACAGTGACCGCCGAGGATAATCCTTCTAGTGCGGCACAGACTGTTATACACAAAGGGTTAAGCCCTCGCACGTTCACGCGTGTTGAGTAGGGACCTAGCCGATGGTTCACACCTACGAGTTTTCGGGGTGCATCGGTGCAATGGGTAGCCGTGCTATCGGCTGTCGCTGTCGTTTCTCCCGCTGTCTCAAGGGCACAAGCTCATGGGTCAACAGGAACAAAGAGACTAAGCGATTGCAGTGAAGCAGACTAACCGGACGGTGGGACGTGACTATCTGGGGAAACCTACGGACCACAAGGCGAGCAAGGGGAGCGCGAGCGAGTAACCAATGACAAGGCGAAAGCGAGTGCAGCAAGCCGGTATCCCTAAGCCAAGCGCGTATTGAGTTACGGGTTATCGCCCCGGATACAATTGAACAAACAGACTCTAACCGCTTATCAGTCTCACAAGCCGCACCTAGCACACGGTGCACTAACCGACGGGCAAAGATAAGCTAATCTCAACAGTGCTAATCGCAGAGGGACATAAGGTTTAAGCAATGGTGTTATGTGAAAGCTAAGCTTTCCATCTTCACTCCCTTAACCTTGTGTCTCTTCCCATTGGCATTCAACAGAGGGAGACTAAGATGCAAAAAGTTGAAACGTTTTACGGTGTTAACGGGACCGAACGCCACGACTACCAAGTAGACGCCAAATCGGTGTCGTACCTAACAGCGATGGTCTTGCTCAATAGGAGACAAATTGAGTTAGAGAGTGAGTTTAACTTTCCACACACCGACTATCCCGGCGGATGGTTTGTCCATTCTTACAAGTCTAAGTAATTGCCTAACGGCTGGCACGTCCTATCACTTTGGGCGTGTCTACCCTTATGCAATGGTGCATAGGACAACCGGAGTAACTGCAATGGTATCGAAAATTGAAACGTTCAAGACTCTTGATGACTTCAAGAAGCTTGGCCGTCGCATCGCAACCGGCGTGGCGAATAGCATGGAACTCATCCAAATGGGCACCATCGCCGCAATGGAGCACATCGAAACGCATGGCAATGTGGCCGTGCTGGAGCCTATCGCTGCGGCCGTGGGCAGCTACATGTCCAAGACCCTCGCACTCAAATGGAAGGCTTGGACAATCGCTCATTCATGGTTCACTTTCAACCCCAACAATCTGAAGGGCAGCAAGCTAGGCTCTGCAACCTTTGCCCAGATTTGGGTCAAGACCAAAGGCAAGGCCATGAACATCGCCGGAATGCGGTCGGTCAAATGGTTCAGCTATGAACCCGAGAAGGAATCCAAACCTGACCAGCCGGTGGACATCAACAAGCTGGCATCCAAGATTGCCAAGCAGGTGCAGCAGGCTATCGAATCGGGCTTGCTTGTCGGCAACGATGGTAAGACTCTGGTTAGTGCGCATGAGGCCCGTACCATTCTCAAAGCCGCCGTCGAAACCCTTGTCGAAACCCACAAGGTGACGATTCAGGACAAGGCAACTAAGGTTGCTAAGCGGCGCAATGCAATGCGGGAGAAGATTCAGGCGGTGAAGGATCAGCCGCCGGTTGCCGCTGCGGCGTAACACTGGAAGGAAGGAGGGAGCGAAAGCTCCCTCTTTTTTTTTATCTCTTCCTATCATCATGGTGCGGAAAGGGGTGCGGCTAGATGCTAACCGAGCGCAAGCTAGTTCAGGCGTATTACGCCCTAATTCAAGAGTATCTGTCTAAGGGCCAAACCAATGAAGCCACTCGCTTAGCTATAGCCTTACAGACAGTTACTAAAATCCCAAAAGCCAATATGCGCCTAGTGCGTATTCTCAAAGAAATGGAAAACTGACATGCGCGTTCACACATTCATAACCTTCAGTCTCATGTCTCTTGTTGTAGTAGCTAGAAGAGTACGACATCAAAGGCATCTACTTGGGTCAATGGCAGCAGGACATTAATGGAGATGGTGAGATTTTCATAAAACCTGATCGTTACAATCCTGTTTGTGGTAATCTTTCCGAATCTGAAATGCTCTTGGCGAGGTAATGTAACATGCGCGTTCACACATTCATAACCTTCAGTCTCATGTCTCTTGTTGTAGTAGCTCTTCTGTTTATGAGTTACTACAAAAATACGAGTGCACCGCAAGTGCTAACTTATGAAGAGTTCCAGAGGATTTGGTAATACGCACTCTTTAAGAATTTGGTGAAATGAAAGAAGCTAAAACAGTCTACCTTATGTACTATGACAACGGTGTGGACTGCTCCCTCTTATTCGAGTTTGAGACAGCACTAGAAGCTGTTGAAGCAGGGGAGAAAGAGGTAAAGGGTTGGGGTGATTGCTCGTACGTAGTGTATGAAGCTGTCGAGATTGGTCGTGGTAAAGGCACATGGGGTGATAAAATAGTCTCTTTACACGTTTGGTGATTGGTAAACAGGAGCATGAAATGAAAATCTACTCTTTGTCTGGAAAACTGCTCTTTGAGGGTGCGAACCTTAGGGGTGCGGACCTTAGGGATGCGTACCTTAAAAATACATACCTTGAGGTTGCGAACCTTGAGGGTGCGAACCTTGAGGGTGCGAACCTTAGGGATGCGTACCTTAGGGGTGCGAACCTTAGGGGTGCGAACCTTAGGGGTGCGAACCTTAGGGGTGCGAACCTTAGGGGTGTGAACCTTGAGGGTGCGAACCTTAGGGGTGTGAACCTTGAGGGTGCGAACCTACCACGATTTCAAATCCCTCAGACTGGTTCTATAGAAGTTTGGAAGAAGACTTCAACAGGTGTTATCAAGTTACTCATTCCGTCTGAAGCTAAGAGGACAGCTTCTCTTGTAGGTCGTAAGTGTCGAGCTGAGTACGCTATCGTCCTATCATCACGTCCGGGTTCTACTAGCAATCATGATGGTAAGACTCAATACATCGAGGGAACTACCGTCTACCCTGATAAGTACGACGACGACATTCGTGTGGAATGTACTTCTGGTATACACTTCTTCCTGACAAAAGAAGAAGCCAAAGAATACTGATTGGTAGACAGAGGCAGGCACAGGTTGTCTGTCTTTGTGTATCAATGGTGACACTATAACGCAGATAAAGCACGCAGTGCGTCTGCCAACAGTTTCGTGAATATGAAAAGAAAACAAAGCATAGGCATCTGAACAAACACCTTTGCATCGGTGTTGGTGGAGTAAATTGTCCTTGTTGTTTTCCCGCACCCGGTAGCAGGAAAGAAATCTTCCGATCAGCAAAAAGAAAAGAAAACTTGTTGGCATTTAAGGACACTCAACTCTGAGTGTCTATATGTGTCAATAGGCACACATGGTGTGTGCATTAGGACACGTTAACGGAGAACTAAGATGACCAAGTTTATCGTTGCTTTCAACCCCAACAACGTCATTTCCCTGACTGTCCCCACTGCCAAGACACCCAAGGGGGAAGTTGACATGGCCACTATGGTCAAGCACGTCCAGTCCATTGTTGGTACTGAGACTAAGTTTCAGGTAGCGTAAATTCCTGAAATCCCCTTGTGGCTACTCAAAGTAGCTGAAGACGTTACACCTGTAGGTGCTGCAAAGGTGGCCGCTGCCGTTCTCTATAAGGGGAGGGTAGTGGCCATCGGTGTTTGCAGGTACAAGTCTCATCCGTACCAGAAACAATTCGGGCGTAACCCTCACAGTATCTACTTACACGCTGAGGTAGATGTCTTGATTAAGGCCAAGAGGAGGCTGACACCAAGTGAGCTATCCAAGAGCACCTTGCTAGTTGCTAGAGTTAAGAGCATCAAGGGTGAGTATGTCGCAGGGTTGGCTAAACCGTGCGAAGGGTGTCAACGAGCAATCAGAGAACTAGGAGTTAAGAATGTCATCTATACACAATAAACACTATGACTACAGGGAGTACCTTGAGTATATGTGGTTTCTAATGGGGATTGACTGCTATGACTAAGTACGAACCGAACACCAAGAACTACATCGATCCTATCATCAATGAAAATCTAGTTGATGCCAAGGCTGCTCTTGTTGACGCTATGTCCAAGAGGACTGGGCTAAAGTACGGCATTACAATGTTCGTCGCAAGCGACAATGGAGGTGATGAGCACAGTGGTCGATTTGAGACGTACATCTACGGAGGCTCCTACATCAAGAATGCACCTAATCCTCCGTGCTATGGGTATCTGAGGGTATACGGGGAACATTCTACTCGCCCCAACGATCCACGTCCGAGTGATCTACCTATTGACTACCCACTTGGTACACCTGTTCTTCTGTGTGTAGCTCCTTACGGTAGTACTAAGTGGACCCCAAAGCGTGAGCAGATGGTACAGTTTCCTTATCGGAACGTTCCGTTTACTCTTCTAGACAATGGTTGTCAGTTGTTCGAGGACCTCAGTATAGACTCAACACTACTCCTGAAGTTTATTCGAGATTGGAACTATTACGGTCAGACTGACCACTATCCAAAGGAGTTCTACTCTCTTTCTTCGGCAGAGCAGTTGGTTATGTCCACTTTTATGTACTTTGAACCATACCGCAAGAAGTGGAATCCGACGTACGCTGTTGGGGGAGATGTAAAAAAGTACTTGGCTGGTGAGCTAGTCGTCAAGACGGGTCCATTTAACCAAAGGTTTGACTATAATCGCCCGGAAGTAGACTATTTGTGGGGAAGACAACCACCTTTTAAGGGGGCTAATTTTACTTTCGATGAAGCACTTACTCTAGTAAAGGAAGCAATCAATGACTAAAGAATCTAACATGTCTGCGACTAGTCTTTGTGTCTACGTATTTGTCTACGGTACTCTCAAAACAGGTGGAGGTAACAACCATCTACTTCGGGATTCCAAGTCTCTCGGTGAGGCAGTCACAGTTGGGGATAACTATACCATGCGTAATGGTGGATTCCCAATGGTCGCCGCTGAGGGTATCTCTCACGTCAAGGGAGAACTATTCGAAGTAACTGATCCTGAAGTCCTAGATGATCTAGATTGGCTAGAGGGTGTTCCTCACCACTTTGATCGTCATTACACGGAGTTCAAGGTTCTTAACGATGAACCAATGTTTGATGGCGAAGTGTACGGAGGTTTCATGTACACGGCTGCTCACGAGAACAAACACTATGTCCTACAATCTACGTACAAGATTGTACCGGATGCTGACAACAACCTTTGGTGGAACCACAAGTAAGGAGCAATGCTATGGACTCAACAGAAGTACTACATCGCCATTTCTCACGCCCCTAGCCAGCCCAATGAGACTCAATGGCTCAAGGAACTAGGCTTCAAGCAACTAGAGATGGGTGATGGTCTCGTCCTATCATCAATGGACTACTTCTGGTCGTTGCTTCGCAACAACGGGAAAGGTAACTCTGTGTTAGTAAAACCTCTAGCCGGTAACTGTTCTGCTCGTGTAGTGTACAACCTTGGTACTGCCCATGATTGGCGAGATAAGGTTATTACTTACGAGACTTTTGAAGACTTCAAGGCTGCTATGGATAAGAAGATCACAGGAGGTAGTTACGAAGAAAATCTAACCTATATTGCTACTACCTACTCTCATTCTTATGGAGAGCAGTACAATGAAGCTTATGGAGGGCAGTACAATGAAGAAAAGTGGCTCGAAAAACTAGGATTCAAGCAAATTCTTTTGGGTAACATTTCCGTGTGGGCAACAACCTTCTACGATTACAAGGAACATAACTCTTAATGTGTGGTCTATTCGGTATTGCAGGTTCTGGGATTATTCTCAAGGACCTAGAAGTCTTTCAGGACTTGGCCGTCATGTCTCAGGTACGAGGTACTGACGCCACAGGAGTCCTGTACGGACACAACAAACGCAAGATGAGTATTACCAAGGATGTCGGTAACGTCCTGTTGTTCTTTGAGTATCTCTCCAAGGACGACATGCGTAACATGATGACCATTGGTAATAACTTTCTGGCGGGTCATGTTCGCAAGGCTACTCGCGGTAAGATGAGCGTTGAGGGTTCTCAACCTTTCAACTTCACCAATATTGCTGGTATGCACAATGGTACTCTCTACGGAGACTTCGAGGGTTACCACAGCGATAGTGAGAAGCTTCTCCACCAGCTAAACGATAAACCTTTGGAGGAAGTTCTCCCAAGTTTGTACACTTGTGATGCAGCGGCCCTGATCTGGTACAACAAGAAGTCTGGTACTCTCCATTTCTACCATGACACTTTTCGTGACCTGTACATTGCTGTTAACACCAATGGCTCTGTAGTCTATTGGGCTAGTGAGATTGGTATTCTCAGGGCTGCCCTTGAGCGTAACAACATTTCGTACAAGGCTTTCCATCTACTCGATAACCATGAGTACGTCATTGATCCCAGTGACGTTAAGACAAGTAAAGGGAAGGAGGATCGTATCAAATACAAGGAAATCAAGGATCACGGTTCTATTGGTTTCGTAGACTACAAGCAGACTGACTGGTATAAATCCTCTATTGCCAACTCAAACAAGGTATGGGCAGACTAGAATGACTCGTGTTCTCATAGGCACCGATCCCGAGGTCTTTCTGCGGGATAAGACTACAGGTGAATTCCGTTCAGCAGCCGGACTATTCCCCGGCACCAAGGATCGACCCTGTCCGCTAGATCGTGGTTTCATTCAGGTGGATGGCCACGCCCTTGAGTTCAACACTGACCCTGTTGACAACGAAGATGAGTTTGTTGAAGTAGTTACTCACGTCTTCAATCAGGTCAAGGAGATTGTGGCTATCGAGACCCCTAACTGGGAGATTGCTCTTGAGCCCGTAGCTCACTTCGAACAGCACTACTTTGACACTCTTCCCGAGAAGTCCAAGGAACTAGGTTGTTCTCCTGACTTCAGTGGTGAAACTGGTAAGGTCCTATCATCACCGAAGATTCAGAACGTACCAATCCGTACCTCTAGTGGTCACATCCACATTGGTTTCACCAAGTATCAGGACGCTTTCTCTCCCGAACTGTTCAAACAGCGTCTAGATATTGCTCGTCGTGTGACGCCGTATCTGCTTCAGGCGTCCGGACTACTGTGGAAGCACTTCAGAAGGAGTTCCCTAATGCGCTCTAGTTTCTACCCACGCGACGTTTATAAAAATTTCGAAGATTTCGAGAGGGCTTGGCATAAAAACTACCAACATTACAATCCGAATTGGAAAAATTCGATGTATATGGATGGTCAGTTCGACGAAATCCCCTATTGGTTATGGGATGAGAACAAATTAATCGAATTCCCTTGGTTCGAGGTGAAAGATGCGCTGTAAGTACCTACCACAAGACCTAGAAGCTAGACTTGGAGGTGGTGTTGCCTTCTACGACAAGGAGCCTGTAAAGGTCTCTATTGAAGGCGGTAAGATTCATCTGTACTCTTTCCCCGAGATGGTTCCACTTCGATACATCTTAGAAAGTGACGAACTCTTTGACATCAGTGCCCCACGTCTAGGTTATGTCAACTACGAACGAGAAGCTATCTACGTCTCTAGACGACCTGAGCGACGGTACAAGCAAACTCTGACTTTTGGTCCCCTTCAGTTTACTCCAGCTTCTGGTATGTACGAAGGGGACCTGTTCGAGAATGAGCAATTCCGTAAGATGCTTATGAATGATTACCCATCGCTCAACGAAGCTATGACTATGCTATCTTCCAAGTATGGTAGCGTAGCCATAACCCGTGATCTAGCTATCAAGCGTAATCAATCAACAGGTCGCCTTCATCTGTGCATCAAGGGAAAGACTGTTGGTAAACTTTCACCGGATACTCGTACTTTCGAGATTAAAAAGGGCTTTGATCCACTTGTCGTCGATAAGTTTATTATGCCCTACTGGAGAAGCTAATGGTAACTTGGTCAAACTACACAAGTAGCGCAAATCGCGGTAAACTAATCGGTTTGGAGATTGAGACAGAGAGTCAAGAAGACTACATCATTTCAGATAATATGCTTGTTTACTGGAATGTGCATAATGACGGTTCTCTTAGGTTTGTTGGCAAGGAGTTTGTTTTTAGAGTTCCATACGCTGTAGACTCGGAACACTACAACAAAGCTCTAGAACTATTTGACAAGCTTGCCAAGACACAGAAATTTGAAGAGAGTGTGTACTCTAGTGTACACGTCCACTTTTGACAAGCTTGCCAAGACACAGAAATTTGAAGAGAGTGTGTACTCTAGTGTACACGTCCACTTCAACATGGAGCCGCTGACACTTCAGCAGATTGCTAACTTCATTAGTCTGTACTATCTCTTCGAGGAAACTCTTGGGGTGTACTGCGGCAATGACCGTAACGGTAATCTGTTCTGTCTCAAGACTTCCGTAGCTGAATATCAGGCTAACCGAGCGGTAGAACTTGTCAAGCAACTTCAGTACAAGAATAATTTTGGTAACGTCAACCGAACGCTAAGAGTTGACTCTTTAAAGTATTCTGGCCTTAACCTAGCCACACTTGCTCATATTTCAACTCTTGAGGTTCGTACTCACAAGGGTACAACCAATGTTGGAGAGATTAAGCTGTGGATCAACATTCTCCATTGTATCTACGATGCCTGTGAGAAGTACACCGATCCTAAAGGTATTCTGACTTATCTGCATACTTTTGGTTTCAATACTCTGTTTCTCAACACTTTTGGGGAGTACTCTCAGTTTCTTGAACTTCAGGATAGCCCAAATGGGTATTGGTACGTACATGAAATTGCTCATGCGGTTAAGGACTGGAGCACACTTGGAGAACTAACGCAAGAGAAAAAAAAGATTCTAGTTGAAAAAATCAAGAATGTTTCTCTTGACAATCTGTTAGTTCCTGTTGAGGAAGAACAACATTTGAATATCAACGACATTAATATGAATATTCAATCGTACACAGAAGCAGGTTATTCTCCACAAGTAGCCTCGGAAGGAGACTGGTAAATGCCTCTATTCATCTATAGTCACAACGAAAATAGTGAGGGTGCTAAGCTTTTAGCTCGTGAACTCACTGCCAAGCGAATCAAGCACGAGAAGAGTTCTTTCATTGGTTCCAGTGACAAAACTGTAATCAATTGGGGTGCTCAGAAAGTACCTAATCAGGTTCTCAAGTGTAAGACTATCAACGATCCGGGTAACATCACTCGTAACAGTAATAAACTAAAGTTCTTTCAGTTGATGGATCAAGATGGTGGTCCTCGCATTCCTCCATATACTGATGATCCTGAAGTGGCTCAGGAGTGGTGGGAGGATGACATTCGTGTTGTTTCTCGTACTATTCTTAACGGTTCGAGTGGTGACGGTATCTTTATCTCTACTGATGAAGTAGAGCCCAAGAGTGCCCCTCTGTACACTCAGTACATCAAAAAGAAGGATGAGTATCGAGTTCACATTGTCAACGGAGAAATCATCGACTTCCAGCGTAAGGCCCTTCGTCCGGGTGTTGGTGTAGGTGATGGACAGCGTTGGTTAGTCCGTAACCTGATGAACGGATTTATTTATGTCCGAGGTCAAGTAGAACTTCCTGAAGATGTCAAGACCCAATCTTTGAAGAGTTATGCATTAAGTGGACTTGACTTTGGTGCTTTTGATGTAATCTGGAACGAGAAGCAGCAGCAAGCTTACGTCCTAGAGGTCAATACTGCACCGGGCCTTATCGGAACTACCTTAACCAAATACGCAGAAGCATTCAAGAAGCACTATAGCTACGTCAGTAGCGCCATCGTCGGAGAGACTAACTAATGTGCGTTATTATTGATTTACCAGCAGGAAAGTCTTTCTCCTATGAGAAACTTAAGAATGCTACTTTCAACAATCCAGATGGCTTTGGTCTTATCTCAATTGATCGGGGTAAGATGGAGGTTAACAAGTTCTGGGATGACAAGGGTAATGACCCGGACAAAGTAGCCAAGGAACTAGAAGAACGGTTCGATACTCGTAGGTTTCTACACCTTCGGTACGCTACAGCAGGTGACAAAGACTCAACTAATTCACACCCATTCACTGTTATCGACAACTCTGACCTTCGTGTAGAGTTCATGCACAATGGTACTCTGTACAAGTTCAAGGAGCACACAGCTAAAGAAAGTGATACTTTCCTCTTTACTCAGAAGTTCTTGATTCCCCTCCTATCACGATACCATGGGGATGGTGGCTTCGGTGACTTCCACGATGACTTCGTTAAGAAGCTACTGGATGAGCATTTCAATGGGTCTAACCGTGGTCTTCTAATCAGTAACAAACAAGACCCCCTGTTCTTGGGTAACTGGGTGACTGAGGAAGGCTTCAAGGTCAGCAACAACGATTACTTCAAGGAAGCCCTTAAGTCTCGCATGGCGGATCACTACAAGAAGAAACTTGAGGCTGAAGAAGAGGAGGAGCGTCTAGCTAAAGAGGCAGCTCGATTTCGGAATCAGCAGCAGTCGTCTCCTCACGCGCAAGCAGTTACGACGTATGAAGAAAAGAAGGTTACCTTACTCAAGGAGGTAAATCTTGGTAAGGTTGCTCGATTTCTTGTTCCATCTGATCTAGAGGAACTCTTCGGTGGTGGACCCAACCTAGATATTGACGATGATCTACTCGGTTCAATTGGTTATCTTTCTATGTTTGAGATTGCTGCTTGGGTAGCTCAGAATCAGATGCAAGCAGCTAAGCTGGTAGACTATCTGGCTTGCCGTCTACACGATCTAGGTCAGGACTATGAGAGTGCCATTGAGAAGAAGCTAAAGGGTGAAAAGAAGATTGCTGAGCTAGTGGAAGAACTCAAGGCTCAGAAGGCTTTTTACGAAGGGGACTCTGTAAATGACAACCAGTAAATTTCAGAATACTATCGAGTCTCGTCGTATCTTTACACCGGACTTCAAGGACCTAGACCAGTACGACAAGCATCTGGTTATGGTTTACGACAACCATAAGAATGGTTTCTTTAGTCATAAGAGCATCTGTATGACTAGTGAGTACATGGGTGTTGGACTGACTATCGAACGTGACTTTACTATGAGGCGTAATGCTTCCTTTCCTTTTGTCATACAGAATCATTCTAACACAGAACTGAATAAAGTCAATGGCCAACAGAGTAAAATTTGGGGAGAAGTGTACGCTCTGAATACTTTTCAGTTAGCTTCCCTAGATACTTGGATGAACAACAATGTTGACATGTTTAGGGAAAAGAAGTATATTGAACTAGTAGACCAACCTTCTTCCCTTAGGAGTAAACAACCTCCAGTGTCTCAGTGTTGGGTGTATCTATGTGAACCGTCTTTCTTTCTTCGAACCACTCAGGGTCTTCAGTACGGGGTCTCGATGAGTAGAAACAAACAATGGGGGTTTGAATGGACAACAAGACCGATGGTGAACTAGGATGAACTGGGTAATCGTTCATAAGCGTCTTATTGAACTTATGAAATTTATGAAGCGTCAAGTTCGCCTTCAAGGAGACATTACTCACCAAGAATACAGTGTTTTAGGTTTAAATTGGACGACAGAAAACTTACTGCTATCAGGAGAAAACGGAAACTTTTGGGTCCATCATTCAAAGGTGACTTTAGTTCCTGAAGAAGACGATGAAGAAGGTTGGTACACCCCTTGACAAAGAAAGAACAATGGTATACCCTATCTATACCTTAGGTATATCCCTATAGGTTTTACACCTTAGGTATAAAGAAAAGATTATTTAGTATAGGTTATATACTAAGGATGTCTTACTTAGTAAGATACTCAGAGTTTAACACTACAAGAGGTAAACCATATGTCTCATAGATGCTACATGTGTAATCGAACAGATGATGCCGCCGTTGCCCTTAACTCTTCGGAGGTCTATCGAGGGAACTATTCACCGGACAAGCGGTATCCAATCCTAGAAATATGTGACCAGTGTAACTCAACAATCCTATCATCACTTGGAGAAATGCCTATGCTTACCCCACGTCAGACTATCGTAGAACCTGCTTTCATCCACGAAATTGAATACGACCCGGACTTCGATTCATACGAAGATGACTACGAGGACTTCGACTACACAAACTATGATGTTGATGATGATCGAGATGAAGAAGAGAGTGGAGACGTTAAGTGGTAAATGAGTCAGTTAGTTGAAACTCACATTCCCTGTCCGAAGTGTACATCATCCGACGGATATTGTCTGTACGACGATGGACACGGATACTGCTACGTCTGCCACCACTACAAACCTAAAGACGGGAGTGTAAGCTTGGGTCCACCCGAGAACGCCACATACGAGTATCATAGTCATCGAGGGATCAGTAAACAGACCTTCGAGTTCTACAATGTTGTAACTGAATTCATTGATGGAGAACCCAAGAGGGTTTTCTTCACGTACCCTAACAAGGCCATGCAGATCAGGGACTACCACGAGAAGAAGTTTATCTCGGATGGTCCAATGAGTGAAGCTGGTCTATTCGGAGTTGATAAGTTTGATGCCGGATCAAGTGATTCGATTACCATTACCGAAGGAGCTTACGACGCCCTTGCTATCCGAGACACAGTGGGAAATCCTTATGCTGTTGTCGCTGTTAAGTCCTCTAGTTCAGCAAGAAAAGAAGTTATCCGAGATTGGGATTACCTTAACTCATTCAGAAAAATTATCCTTGCTTTCGATAATGATGAAGTTGGACAGCAAGCTGCCCGGACCGTCGCAAGCCTCTTCGACTATTCCAAAGTCTACCACGTAAAGTTCACTCGTCACAAGGATGCTAATGATTATCTTAAAGCTGGTGAAGGACACGAACTCCTAGCTGCATGGAAAGCAGCCAAGAGGTACGCTCCAGACAATATCATCTCCACTTACGAAGAATTCGCTAGGAGCCTCGTACAGACAAAAGAATCTATTCTGGCTACCTACCCATCAGAGGACCTCACGAACCGTCTGTACGGGCTTCTATCGGGCGAACTGACCCTATTTAAAGGTCTAGAAGGGATTGGCAAGACAGAAATCTTTAGGTGGCTCTCTTTTCACATCCTAAAGTCTACTAATTGTAACATTGGTCTGATGCATCTGGAGGAGGACAATGGAACTACTCTCAAAGGGCTGGCTGGATACGAGTTAAAGCAACCAGTTATCCCACCCGATAGCTCAGTCTCTTCTGAAGAAGTGATGAAAGCTATCAAGGAACTGACTAAGGGTAACGAAGGTCGAGTGTACCTTCACAGTTCCTATGACGTAGAAGATGAATCTACTATCCTAGATAACATTCGCTTCATGGCCACTGCCGCAGAATGCAAGGTTATCTTTCTAGACCACATCAGTTGGCTGGCAACAGGTAAGGAAGACGATGACGAACGAAAGCGACTAGACCGAATCAGTCAGAAGCTGAAGTTACTGGCTAAAGAACTGAACATCTCAATTGTAATTATCAGCCATGTGAACGATGACGGAAAGACGCGGGGTTCTCGCAACATTACGAAAGTATCAGATGTTGTTGTGCATATGCATCGTGACATTGTTTCTCCTAGCGAGAGTGATCGTAACACACTATGGCTGACCGTGGAAAAGGGACGACTAGGGCGAAAGACTGGTCCGACCAAACCTCTTTTCTACGACCCCGAGACAACTAACTTACGAGAGAAAGGTGAAATTGATGAAATCAAAGTACCAAACTTTTGATGGAGAAATAATTGATGACGGATGGTACGTAGCCCAATACAAGGAGGATCGAGAAGTTGTCTGGGTTTACGAAGGTGACCTCTATACAGGTCCTTGGCATGGAGATGGTATCTTCATAATGGGAAAAGATGATTCTAAAAAGCATCACAATTTTCGACCTATTTACACTTGACAATAATTCATAGTGTGGTATTATGATGTATGGATGATAAGCGTTACCTTATTGTAGATGTGGAGACTGATTCCCTCAATCCCAGTGTTATCTGGGTAGCTTGCACAAAGGATTTTCAAAGTGGTGAACGAAGAGTCTTCAGACGACCTGATCGGTCAACTGACTTCGCCGAATACACCCGGACCTACGACTTTCTCGTTGGGCACAATTTCATCTGGTTTGACAACCCTGTCTGCCGAAGACTTGCTCCTCTTTACGAGCGTAGTCCAGAGGCGATTATCGACACCTTGGTCGTCTCTCGCCTCATCAACTCGTGGGACTACGACAGACACGGACTCGAAGAGTGGGGAGGACGACTGGGTGTAGCCAAACCAGAGTACACTGACTGGACTGGTGGCCTAACCGATGAGATGATCCATCGGTGTGAACGAGACGTGGACATTACTGAGGGTGTCTTTAAGTTCTTCAAGAAATACATTGAAGACCCTCGATTAAAGAAGGCTATGCAAATTGAGCACAGAGCAGCAATCATCTGTCGAGAAATGTTCGACAACGGATTTGGCTTTGACATTGATGGGTGTGAGTTACTACATCGAACTATTGAAAGCGAAGTTAGAACTCTTGAAGCAGAACTCCAATCAGCTTTCCCCCCAAAGCAGGTTCTCTCTCGAACAATCCTTCCAAAACCTACAAAGTCTGGAGCTATCTCTAAAGTCGATTTCCGATGGCTTAGAGATGGAGAAACCCCCGAGTCAGTGGGAGCTGTTGTCGGGGTTCCCTATCCGGTATTCGAAACGGAAGTCTTCAACCCCGGAAGTGTAAAGCAATGTATCGAGCGACTAAATGAACTAGGGTGGAAGCCGACTGAAAAGACCAAAGGCCACATTAAAGCTGAGAAAGAAAACTCAGAGAAATTGGATGAATTTCGTAAATACGGATGGACTCTCTCTGAAGAAAATTTGGGAACTCTCCCAACTGACGCCCCGGAAGCAGCTAAATCTCTAACTCGTTACATTATGTTGACTCGAAGGCTCAGCACCCTAGAGGAATGGAAAGGTTGGTATAATAGTGAGACAAGTTCAATTCATGGCTCGATTAATTCTATCGGAACATGGACCCACAGAGCTTCCCACAAAAATCCAAATACAGGAAACATTGCACGAGTATCTTCCGAGTTCGGAAGCGAAATGCGCAGTCTCTGGCAAGCAGGACCCGGACACAGGCAGATTGGTTGTGACGCTGAGGGTATCCAACTTCGAATTCTCGCGCATCTCATGGACGATAGAGAATTCACTGAAGCTCTTGTTTCCGGAAGCTCAGATACTGGAACTGACGTTCACACCCTCAATTGGAGAATTCTAGGAGATGTATGTAAAGACCGAACTACCGCCAAGACCTTCATCTATTCTTACCTACTGGGAGCTGGAGCTGGCAAAACTGCCTCGATCTTCGGATGCTCCATTCAAGAAGCGACCAAAGCCCGCTCCAAGTTCGTCGAGGCGTTTCCCGGTCTACAGCGACTGAGAGAAGAGATTATTCCAGAAGATGCCAAGAGGGGTTACTTTATTGGTATCGACGGAAGACCTGTTATGTGTGATAATGCTCATTTGATGCTCGCTGGTTATCTTCAGAATGGTGAAGCAATCATTATGAAAGAAGCTAACTGGCAGTGGAGGTCTAGACTACTTAAGGAAAAGATACCCTTCTGGCAGATGGGGTGGGTGCACGATGAATGGCAAACGAGGACAATTGATGATGAAGATGTAGCTAACTATATCGGACAAATTCAAGCAGAAGAAATCAAGAGGGCCGGAGAAACCTTCGACCTAAAGTGTGAACTAGCCGGATCGTACAAGATCGGTTACAATTGGAAGGATTGCCATTAGTGGCTAAAGGAAAGACTATTTACGCGAAGTTTGTTGGTCCCGTCAAGTGGGCTAAAGTTTATGAACCCGACACGGCCTTCGGTAGCACCCGTTGGTCCATTGACCAGTACCTAGACAATGAAGCTCTAGCCTACCGAAAGAGCCTAGGGATTCAGTCTAAGGTCAAGAGCGACGAGAACGGAGAATACGCTGCTTACAAACGGGACACTACTAAGATTTTTAACGGAAAGATCAACGAGTTCCATCCACCGATCATCTACAACAAGGATGGATCAAAGGCTGTCTGGTACGAACTCAATGAAGAAGGAAACGGATACGTTCGAAAGGGTGATCCTGTTCTCATTGGTAACGGCTCTGTTTGTGAAGTAACTGTTGCCGTCTACGATACCATGAAGGGTAAGGGTCAGCGTCTAGAGAGTGTTCGTATTATTGACCTTATTGAGTACGTTCGAGAAGATCGGGATGACTTTGTTCCAAACTCTATCGAAAAGAGTGATAAACCTGCTGTCAAGACTCCGTGGGATTAATCCTTGACTAAGACAATTGATACACTAGTACCTGATCTACAGGCTCTACTTGCTAATGGAATTGAAGGTCTAGACCAATCTCTGGTAGATGAATTTGGGAAGAGGGTGTCAGAAATGGCATCCTCTCGCCTGAAAAGAGAACCGAGAGATGGTCGCCTTCGAATGAGTAACATTGGTAGACCTTGTGTACGTCAACTGTGGTACGACTACCACGATCCTAATGGTGGAGAAAAACTAAGTGGAGACACCTACCTCAAATTCCTCTACGGAGACCTTATCGAAGAGTTGGTTCTTTTCTTGGCCGAAGTTGCAGGACACTCTGTTGTCGGGGGTCAAGACGAACTTGTATTGGCCGGAATTAAAGGACACCGAGACTGTATCATTGATGGTGTCCTTATCGATGTCAAATCGGCCAGTACTTATTCTTTCAATAAGTTCAAGGACGGCCTACGAGCAGAAGGCGATACCTTTGGATACCTTACACAACTACAAAGTTACCTCCATGCTTCCCAGTCAGACCCTCTCGTTACAGACAAGTCCCGAGGGGCTTTCCTTGTCATTGACAAGACTCTCGGACACATCTGTCTAGACTTCCATGAGTACCGTAACTACGATTGGGAGGGTTTTTATGAACGACGAAAAACAATCGTTGGTAATCCAAAAGAAACTCCGCCAAGAGCTTTTAGCCCAGTACCAGATGGAAAGAGCGGTAATGAGAAGCTCCCAACTGCATGTAGCTACTGCTCCCGTAAGTGGGATTGCTGGCCTAATCTCAGAGGCTTCGCGTATTCTACGGGACCGACTTACCTCACTACCGTAATGCGTGAGCCCAATGTACCGGAGTTCAAACCATAAAAAGAAAAGTTAAAGAACTGCCCAAGATTGGAAGGAAGTTCGTCAGGAGTAACTTTGAGTATTCTGTGTACAAGGACCTAAAGAACCATCTACCTAGGGGAGCTTCCCTTGAGTATGAAGTTTCAAAGATTCCTTATACCTTAGAAAAAGATTACAATCCGGACTTTACAATCACCACAAAAAGTGGTAATATAATCTATATCGAGGCTAAGGGATTAGGTCGAGCTTTCACCTACGATGTTCGAGCTAAAATGGAGGCAGTCAAAAAGAATAACCCAGAACTAGATATTCGTATTGTGTTTATGAGGGATGGTCCTCTACGTAAAGGTGGTAAGATGCGAGCTTCTGACTGGGCTGAGAAAGCAGGTTACCCCTTCTGTGTAGGCACTATCCCTAAAGATTGGTTTGAAGAATGATTCTTTTAGGTTATACTTTTTTCTTAATTATCTTTGTAGCCGTACTGGTGGTGATCTTTGGCCAGTAGCACTCATATCGTTATACCCGACGTTCACAGCCACCCAGATCACTCTAACAAAAGGGCAGATTACCTTGCTCAACTCATCCTTGATGTCCGACCCGACGTGGTGGTTAATCTTGGGGATCAGTGGGATTTTAGCAGTCTTAGCGGCTATGATAAAGGAAAGCGAAGTTTCGTTGGTCGGTCCTATTCCTCTGATCTTATTTCTGGTCTTGAGTTCTCTGACCGCCTATGGGGTCCTGTAAAACGAGCAAAAAAGAAACTTCCTTATCGAATATTCTTGGAAGGAAACCATGAACATCGAATTGAAAAAGCTCTTGACCTCTCCCCTGAGATGGTTGGGACAATTGACTTCAAAGACTTGGACTTGGATCAGTGGTATGATGAAGTGGTCAGATACGATGGAAGCACTCCGGGCCATGTGGAAGTGGATGGTATCACCTATGCACACTACTTTATATCGGGGGTACTTGGTCGGCCTATTAGCGGCGAGCACCCTGCTTATTCTCTGGCCACAAAACTCAGTTCTAGTGTCACTGCTGGGCATCTCCATACTCTTGACTACAATATTCGTACTGTAGTCGATGGCCGTAAACAACAAAACCTAATTGCAGGTTGTTACTTTGATTACAATTCCCCTTGGGC